CTCGATTACCTAAACATGACCGTGCCGAAAACGCCTGTCATTGGTAGGATCAGACAATTTTCCAAAGCCCCTCTGCTTGGGACGCCGAAGACCTCGGTGGAATTGAGGAACACTAAAACACAAGACTAATAAGTATATGAACATTGATAACATGACCATTGGTGAAGCAAAAGCTATTGCAGCATTGTTTTCCAACCAACCACAACCACAACCGGAGGGCGCTCATCCCATGATTGGTAGGCGTTGCGTAATCCGCACTTACTCTGCTGGAGTCCACATTGGCGATGTGGTGAGTGTCACAAACGGAATGGAGGTTCTTCTCAATAACGCATTAAGGCTTTGGAAATGGGAAGGTGGCGGTCTGAGTTTGTCCGCAGTAGCTAACAACGGAATTAAAGGAGGTCGCCTCAATCGAACTGGTGAGATTTATTTAACCAATGTTATTGAGTTTATCCCAATCACCGAACGTGCCAATAAAACCTATGAGCAATTCATTGAAGATTAAACACCACGGAGAAGGGCCGTGTAACACTGTGAGCGGCGATGGCGATGGCGATGGCAGTGGCAGTGGTAGTGGCAGTGGCAGTGGCGGTGGTGGTTATGGCAGTGGCTATGGCGATGGCGGTGGCAGTGGCAGTGGCAGTGGCAGTGGCAGTGGCAATTAAAAATCAACTCAGACCCAAATACAAAACACATGAGCACAGAAAATACAGAAACAGCAGCACCAACCCGTCAGCTTGCGAAGCAGCAAGCGACACTCAAAGACCTGATTAGCGGAGATAAGTTCCGCGAACAAGTTTCCCTTGCACTTCCAGCGCATCTTACACCTGAGCGATTCAGCCGCATTGCGTTGAATGCCCTTCAGCGCACACCGAAGCTGCAAGACTGCACGCAGGCCAGCTTGTTTAAATGCTTGCTCGACATGGCAGCAATGGGCATCGAGCCTGATGGTCGTCGGGCGCACTTGATTCCATACGGCAACGAAGTCACGCTGATCCTTGACTATAAAGGTCTGTTAGAACTCGTTCGTCGTTCGGGCGATGTGGTTAGCATTCGTTCCGAGCTTGTCTGCGAGAACGATGAGTTCTCATGGGAGAACGGTAAGGTCACGCACAAGATTGACTGGCGCAAACCCCGTGGCGAAATGCAAGCTGTGTATGCCGAGGCCGTTCTCAAGTCTGGCGAAACGCAAACTGCAACCATGACCAAGGATGAAGTGGATGCCATTCGCAAACGCAGTCGCAGTGGTAACAATGGACCTTGGGCAACTGATTTTGGGGAAATGGCGAAGAAAACAACCCTCCGCCGTTTGTGCAAACTGCTTCCGCTCTCACCTGAGATTGCCGAGCACGTTGACAAGGATCAGGACATTCGCACGGAAATTGACATCACGCCGAAACCCGTTGTTTCTCTCAACCTTCCAAGCCAACAGGAGGTCGCACAATGATTATCCACGACGAAGCCACATACAGGGCGCATCCCGCTCTCAATTACTCATCAGCTAAATCTTTGCTGAAATCGCCCAAGCATTTCCAAGCCGCGCTCAATCGCAAGTTTGAGCCAAGCCGAGAAATGATTATTGGCAGCGCGGTCCACAGCATTGTTTTGGAGGGCAAGCAGCCTTCCTACATTGTTCGTCCTGCTGATCTTGACCTTCGCACCAAAGAAGGCAAGGCATGGCGCGATAAACACGCTGGCAAAGAAATCGTGACGCAGGAAGATAATGAAATTGTAGTGAGGGCAGCAACCGCTGTTCAAGCTAGTCTTGATGCCCAATATCTTCTCAAACTTTGTCCGCACCGAGAGATTGGCATTGTGCGGCACTACGAGAACGTGGAGATCAAAGGGCGTCTCGATGCGTATGGTCACGACGAAGCTAGTAAGCCGATCATTCTGGACTTCAAGACAACGGGAGATGCCGACCCTGAAACGTGGGGGAAGAAAGCCTTTGGCCTTCGCTACCCCATGCAGACAGCATGGTATGAATCTTTGTTGGCCCTTGAGCTTGGACTTGAAGAACCACCTGCTTATTTCTGGCTTGTGGTTGAGACGCAAGACCCGTTCGATGTTGTGATCTATCAGCCACCCGAAGAAGCTCTTGAGATTGGTCGTGCTCAAATGAAGCATTGCATCGAAAGCTACAAAACGTGCGTTGCCACAGGTAAATGGCCGGGATACACGAAAGGAATCATTCAGCTTGAAGTTCCTGCATGGGAGCGCAAACGCTGGATCAAGTAAGACAAACACCAAAGACAAAGACACATGCCTAACAACACTATCAACGTATCCTTCGACCTGCTTAAACTGCAAGGCGCGAAGAAAATCACAGCTAAAGACGGAAAGCCCTACATCGCTATCTGCATTCCTGAAAGTCGCATCAAGGTTTTCAATCGTAAGGATGGCAGCGAAAGCCTGTTCCTTGAACTCGACATCAAATCCAATCGCGATGGCGAGGACAAGTTCGGCAAAACTCACTTTTGCTCGGAAGCCACCACCAAGGAGGAACGGGCTAACAAAGTAAAAATGCCCATCATCGGCAACGGAAAGGAGTTCATCTTCAATTCAGGTGGAAGCGGCTCCAAGCCTGCTCCACGTCCAGCGAAGCAAGAGTCGTTTGTGGATGACTCAAACTCCGATGATGAAATTCCTTGGGATCTGTAAGCAACCTTAACACCCCGTTGGCCGAGGGGAATATCGGCCAATTTATAATATGAAGTTACACATAGGAATAGACCCCGGCGCGTCAGGAGGAATTGCATTTATTTCTGACAACAATCCAGCGAAAGCGTGGGCCGTAAAAATGCCTGATACGTTGGCTGATTTGTGGGATGAACTTAGCAAGCATGAGCCTAGATGGGCTGGCGTAGAAGGCTTCGTTGTCCACGCATGTCTTGAACGTGTCCACTCTATGCCGGGACAAGGTGTTGCCTCATCGTTCAAATTTGGTCAAGGTTTCGGACATCTTGAAATGGCACTCACCGCTGCACGCATTCCGCATACCTATGTCACTCCGCAGAAATGGCAGAAAGAGCTTCAATGCTTGACCAAGGGCGACAAAAACGTGAGCAAAGCACGGGCGCAGCAGTTATTCCCGCATATCAAGGTGACTCACGCGATTGCTGATGCCCTTCTCATCGCTGAATACTGTCGGAGGATGAATAACTAATGCCCAACGCTAAACAGCCATCCCCCGCACGCAGGCTCCACGAACAGATGGGACGCTTGCTTAACGGGACAAAAGCTCACCATGATGAAGTCACGCAAATCCTCATTGCGTTTTTGGCGATCCAAGTTGCAAGTTACAATCCGCTTGAGCGCATAGACGTTTGGGATGCGGTGATTGATACCCTTGACGATATGATCGAAGAAATCAGCGATTTGAAAAACGAAGAAATCACAATACAAAACTGATATGACATCCGAATCCAATGTTTTCACTTTATCGCAGTCGGCACTTGAAGCGGTTTGCAAAGAACGCGACGAGGCTCAAGCAAAACTCAAAGAAGCCAAGGAGCTAATGAACGATGCCATGTGGCAGCTTATGATTTTCCTGAAACCCGCAGACACAAAAACTCAAGGCATCATCAAAAAACTTCAGGAAGCTCTTGTCTAAAATAATTCAAAAAACATTCAGAATCCCGATTTACTCTCGTTCGCCTTTGTGCGAGCAAACCTATGTCGCAAGACAACCCACAATATGAAAACAAATAATAACATCATCACCAACACTGAAACCATCCGTCCTCTTGTAAGGGGATTCTACGATCTGCAAAAGCTACGCATCCACACGGGCAACCGTTTGTGTGCTCAGTTCCGCGACAAGCTAGGGCTGCAATCTTCCGAGAAGGAAGAAGAAGATGAGAAGGCCGAAGAAGTCCTCGACATCATTCGTGCAAGCTACAAGAAGCTCACCGATGGCGTGAAGAAGGAACTGCCAAACATGAAGTCCTTCGTGGGCGACGAAGTGATCTCCGACTACACCGAGCTTTGCCTTGTCTCGCAATACATTGACCTTGAATCCCGCGAGAGCACTCACCTTCGCCGCATTGAAAACATCGTGCAGGAACACCCATTGTGGGATGCGTTCTTTGCAAACGTGCGTGGTTGCGGTCCTACAATGGCAGGTGTTATCTTGTGCGAGATTGACATTACACGCGCTACCTATCCAAGCTCTCTCTGGCAATACTCAGGCTTTGGCGTTGAAGCAGACGGACGTGGAACCAGTCGCCGCAAGGAGCACATGCACCGCATCAGCTACACGGACAAGGAGGGCAAACCTGCCGAGCGTGATGGCATCCGCTACAACCCTTGGCTCAAAACCAAGCTGTATGTCCTTGGCACTTGCTTCGTCAAGGCTGGTGGCCTTTACCGCTCATACTACGACAACTACAAGAACCGCTTGGAGAACAGCCCGAAATGGGTGGAAGCAAGCAAAGGACACCGCCACAACGCCGCGATGCGTTACATGATTAAGCGGTTCCTCGTTGATCTTTACAAGGCTTGGAGGCCGCTTGAAGGTCTGCCTGTTGCGCCAGAATACGGCGAAGGCAAACTCGGCATTATCCACGGCCAAGTTAAGCTGCCAATGGCGGCATAAATTTTGTCATTTCTGATAAGTCACCCAAAGTGTAAAAGCGAGTCACGTTCATCAAGTCACCCATAGAGCGCAAGCGAGTCACACATATAAAGTCACCCTCTGGTAAAAAGCGAGTCACGCATCTAAAGTCACCCATAGAAAAAAAGCGAGAGTCTGTTTCATCAAGTCACCCAGCATAATAAAGCGAGTCAAGGGACCGAAGTCATCCATTGTCTTGAAGCGAGCCATTAGCGAGAAGTTACCCATAGAAAACAAGCGAGTCAGATTCATGAAGTCACCCATGAAAACAAAACGAGCCATCCGCGTTGAGCCAACCAAAGCGTCGAAGCGAGTCAATTCCCAACAGCCATCCACTGCCCGATAGCGAGCCATTGATCTAAAGCCACCCAAGTAGTGAAAGCGAGTCAGTATGCTGAAGCCAACCAAAGCCCATTTGCGAGTCAAGTGACTAGAGACACCCAACATCTTGTAGCGAGTCAATGAAACCAAGTTTCATCCGTCAATTACAAGCGTTTATCTTTAATCGTAATATTATAGTAATATCTCTTGATTACTTACCATTTATACCTATATGGCCTTCATGTATTGCAAACTTTTTGCCTCCCTCTACCAAGGAACCCTTCGTGGCAAATCTCACGAAATCCTTGTCTTCACCAACATGCTTGCACATGCCGATGCCGAGGGATGTGTGGACAAGCATTTCAGAGCCATCGCTGACGAGGTTGGTCTTACCGTTGATGAGGTAAAGGCTGCTGTCGAGAACCTTGAAAGTCCTGATCCAGAAAGCCGATCACCCGAAATGGATGGGAGAAGATTGTTGAGAATCAACGATCATCGCGCTTGGGGATGGAAGATTGTGAATTACGGCAAGTATCGAGAAATCAAAAACGATGAGGACCGCCGCAAAGCCAATCGTGAAGCTCAAGCACGTTGGAGGGAGAGGCAAAAGAACAAGTCATCCGTAAGCATTACAGTAACGGAAAGTAATCAATCCGTAATCAACAGTAATGCGCTGTCATCAGCGTCAGCCCAAGAAGAAGAAGAAGGAGATGGAGAAGCAGAAGAAAAAGAAAGTGTATTCAGACTCGAATCTGAAAAATCTCCATCTTGGAATCCATCGCCAGAGATGTTGGAAGTAGCTTCTTGGTTTGGAAGAAGGCCAAAAACAGTTTGGAGTAAAAAAGAGCAAAAGGAATGGAAATCCATCATCTCATGGTTTGAGTTTGAAGGTGATGATTGGGATGCTCTCAGGTGGTATTACACCAAATCAGAGTCACGTTTTCTCAGGAAAGATATTGGAACTCTCCTCAACAACTGGCAGTCCGAAATTGACCGAGCTAAAAATTACGATTCAGAACAGGAAAAACGCCGATGACGACCGAAGAACTTTTAGCCTCTTTTGCTAAATCCGAACTCCCTTGGTCCGAGGAGGCTGAGTCTGCTTTGGTTAGCATCATCTTTAACCACCCTGCTCGCATTGAGGATAGTCCGCCGCCAGAAGCGTTCTACCACGTTCATCATCGGCTTCTCATTCAAGTGTTCCACGGAATGTTCCACAGCGGAAAGCCTATTGACATGCTTTCCGTGACCCATGAGCTACGGGAGATAGGAAAACTCGACTGGATTGGTGGGGCATCTAGGGTTTCAGACCTTTACAGCACATTTATTGGAGTCGCTAATTTCAACTATTACGCCTCAATCGTTCTGGAAAAGTATCAGCTTCGACGTGCTGTTCACGCTATGGCTGACGGAGTGGCCTCTATTTTGCGTTTTGACGCATCGGAAAGCGTATCGGCTACCGATACCCTCCAGACGGCTTTGAAGGGGATAAATGAGGCCGTAAATGACGATGGAGGTCCAGATTTGGAATCTCACGACATTCGTTCGTTAGTTCGGCAGGTTTTGGACGATTGCGAAAATATGTCCAACAGTGGCAAGCGGATCAGCGGCATTTCCACTGGCATCCAAGAATTTGACGAAATTATGGGGGGATTGGAACCGGGATGTTTAACCGTCATTGCTGCTGAATCATCGGATGGCAAAAGCTCTCTTGGTAGGCAAATCCTAGAACATGCCGCTTCAGAAGGGCATCATGTGGTGGATTACACCTATGAAATGATGCCAAAATCCGAGGCTAGACGTGTTTTGTGCTCTCAAGGCAAGATTGATGCTGCCAACATGAAGCGAGGAACATTAACCAGACAAGAATTTCAAGACCTTGGTAGTGTTACTCGTTGGATTGCCAAGTGGGATTTCCACGTTGTTGATGTGGCTGGAAAGACCATTGAGCGCATTTGTCAGGACATTTCCAGACGAGCTAGAAGATTGGCGGAGGGGCGCAAGGTCGTTTGCATGATTGATTACATTCAGCTTTGCCAGACTTCGGCTGACACACCTAGCCGTGAGCGGGAGATTGCGCATATCACCAGCACAGCCAAGCAATGCGCCAAAATGACGGGAGCACACATCATCATGCCCTCGCAGGTGAACAAAGATGGCGATGTCCGCGAATCAATGGCGATTGAGCAAGACTCGGACAATCTGCTGAAGATCAAGAAAATCCCGCCGCCCAAAGACAAGAAACAACCATCATGGAAGAAGCAGGATGATGGCGAAAATACCCAAGAGGCGCAGTTTGAGCGTCACATCTTCTTCCACAAGGTTCGCGATGGTGAGCGTTACCGAACGGTCAATGCCCGATTGGTTGGTAGGCATTTCCGCTTTGAGATTACCAAACAAGATGAGGGCTAAAGTATCTTGCAAAACTCACCTTGACGCATAACCTTCTGTCAAATGGCAGTCGCCGCAAAACCAGTCAAAGATAATCGCGCCATCAAATATGGGCGTGTTTGGCCCAACAAACCTTGGGGTCCAAAAGGCAAGATTATCCCTTGTCCTGAGTGGTATATGGAGCTTTGCATTTTGCGTGGCTATGACCGAATGAAAGCCATTCCGGGCAACAAGTTGGTGAGTTGGCCCCAGCATTTTGTGAACTTCACCAAAATCGTTTTTGGTGATCCAAGGGGGATTTTCTATTTTGAGTGGAATCCAAATTCGATGCGGATTCTAGGCAACTTCTACAAACACAACATACTTGCAATAGCAGGTCACAAATCGAGTTCTAAGACGGAAACACTAGCCCTCATAGGTGCAATGTGGTTCTTCTTATTCCCAAAAGATACTAAGGTCATAGTAACTTCCACTACGGTAGCAGCAGCCAAAGACAAGGTATGGGGGAAGATCAAACTCATCTGGATTCATCTGGAGAAGTATTTTGGTTCCAACTTCATGCCGGGGAAGCTAGTGGATTCGCAGAACCGTATTCGGTTTGAGCATGATGGAGTCAAAAGTGAAACGAGAGGAATCGTCCTTTTGGCATCCGAAAGTTCTTCTGAGAAAGAGTCTGCTGACAAGCTGCAAGGCACGAAGGCCGAACGAATGATTGTGATGGGTGATGAGTTCGCCACACTCAAGCATTCGCTCCTCAACACGGTGCTGAACAACCTTACGGCTAACAAGCAATGCAAGTTGGCAGGGGCATTCAACCCGAACTCATTCTATGATCCCGGTGGCATCATTTCGCGTCCCAAAGGGGGATGGGCGACCATCACCGAGGACGATGACGAATGGGAAACCGAGATTGAGCCTTTTGGCCTCAAGGGGTATTGTATCCGATTTGACGGTGAGAAATCGCCAAACGTGGTTCTTGGTGAGGAACGCTGGAAGGGGCTTCTTACCCTTGAAAAGCTGCAACAGATTGGCCCGATTGGAACCAAGACGAAGGGCTACTACGAGCAGATTCGCGGTTTTTGGAGTCCTGCTGGCGACCTTGATTCGATCTACACTGAGACGGAGATTGTGAAGTATGGGGCTGATCGTCCTTGCGCCACATGGGTTGAGCCTCCAGTCATTGTTGCTGCGCTTGACCCCGGCTTCGTGCATGGAGGCGACCGTGCTGCTTTGGCTATTGGAAAGTCAGGCATCGCTGTCAATGTGGACACTCAGACGAAACAGAAAGTGTTCGAGCTTACCCACCTGTATGTGTTGGATGAAGACATCACGAACAAGAGTATTTCCAAAGTTGAATGGGTGGTTCAACTTACCAAAGAAAAGCTGCGAGAGCATAAAGTAGATGTGCGAAACTTTGCCATTGACGCAACGGGTGGTGGTGAACCGTTTGGAGCGTTGATCGCACGCGAGATTGGCCTTGGCTTCATCAACATCAAGTTCTCTGGCAGAGGCTCGGATATGCCAGTTTCCCGCAACGACAACCGCAAAGGGTGTGACCGATTCTTCAACATGGCATCCGAGCTTTGGTATGTAGGCCGAGAACTTGTCCGCACAGGGCAGCTTAAAGGGCTGAAACCAGACGTGGTGGCTGAATTGGTTTCACGAACGTATCAGGAAAAGGCTGGCGTGGTTCAAATCGAGTCGAAGAAAGACATGCGATTGCGAACCAAGAAATCCCCGGACTTGGCGGACGCAGCCCTTATGTGCCTACACGTTGCGCGTGTTCGACACAACCTTTCATCAAACGAGAAAGCCGCAGTCGTGCTTCGACAACGCCCCGGCAACAGCGAATTTAGCTTGAGCTTCTTGACTCAGAAACCTACTCAATCCACCTTACCTCAAAGCCGACTCATCACATTTGGTGGTGGGTGGGCGAATCAGATATGAAAATCAGCCTTCTTCACGCCACTCGTCGTCCTGAAGCCGCTAAGAAATGTCAACAGCTATGGCTTGGACGTGCGGACAACTCAGCCAACATTGAAATCATCACCTGCGTTGACCATGATGACGAAGCTGGCAAAGCTGCGTTTCCTGATGCGGTAATCTCCAACGAAAACACCGTTGTAGCGGCATGGAACAAAGCTGCTGAAGAAGCGACTGGCGATGTGCTGGTTGCTTTAGATGATGACTGGCAACCCGCTCATGCTTGGGATCAGATCATCGAGTCCTACATGAGCAATGGGGCAGACATCCTGCATGTTGGCGACAAGCATCGCAAGGACGAACTGATTTGCCATCCCATCGTGTCTAAGCGTTTCTATGAAGCGATGGGCTA